GCCCGTCACCAGAACGAATGGAGCAAAAGGCATCCTTGTTAAAGGAACTGGGCCTCTGAACCCCAAGGGACGGCCTAAGGGCTCACTGAATAAAAGGTCTATACTGACCAATGAGCAGCGAAAGAAATTAGCTGAGGCCACTGACGGCATCACGCCGCTTTATCTTTTGATCTCAATTGCTCGTGATGAAGACGAATCAATGGACACAAGAATCGAAGCGGCTAAGGTCGCAGCGCCATACCTCCACAAGAAGATGCCAATTGCAATTGAAGGTGGCGATCCAAACCGTCCACTAAACCTTGACATCAGGGGCCTTCAAAATTTAGGAACTTCTGAGCTGGCTCAACTCAAAACGCTATTGGTCAAAGCTGGGGTGAATAGTGGAAAAGACGACGCTTGATCAGTATGATCGGCAAAAACTTCAACGACTGTACGATCAGATCGAGGCTGAATTAAACCTCTACCGCCCGGCTAGGGACTCGTTCTTCGAATACCGCAAGTTGATCCGCCCCACCATGAAGCAGGGGTGGTTTATCCAAGAAGTGACCGGTCAACTGCAAGAATTCTACGAGGACCTGGTTGGCGGACTGCGCCCAAAGCTTTGCATCGAAGCACCTCCACAACATGGTAAGTCCTGGGTAGTTGTGGACTTTGTGACTTGGCTTGCTGGTAAGAACCCAGATTGCAAGACCATCTACACCTCATTCTCTGACCGCCTTGGTGAACGAGCTAACTTGCAGATTCAACGCATCATGGAGTCTGACATTTACAAGGCCATTTTCCCTGAGACCATCATCAGCTCAGGCTCATCAGGCACCTGGTCCACAAGAAATCGCAGCCTCATTGAGTTCATGGGCAGGTTAGGTTATTTCAGAAACACCACCGTGCGTGGACAGATCACCGGTGAATCCTTAGACTTAGGCATCATTGATGATCCGATCAAGGGGCGCGAAGATGCAAGGTCTGCTCTTGTACGTGAGAAAACTTGGGAATGGTTTACCGATGACTTCTTCACCCGATTTAGTGAAGATGCTGGGCTGCTAGCCATCATGACACGTTGGCACATTGATGATCCAATTGGCCGCTTGAAGCTTACATTTGGCGACCAGATTAAAAGCCTTTCCTACCCAGCGCTTGCCACAAAGAGTGATGAGCACCGTGAAGTCGGTGAAGCCCTTTTTCCACAATTAAAGAGCAAAGAATTCTTAGAAGAACGCCGGACCATCATGGGCACGTTGAACTTTGAAGCGTTGTACCAACAAAATCCGCAAATTGAAGGTGGCGAGATTATCAAGGGTCAGTATTTTAGGCTCTATGAAACTCTTCCAGTTATAAAGCATCGTATAATCTTCGCAGATACTGCACAAAAGACAGCAGAACGAAACGATTATTCGGTGTTTGAGTGTTGGGGAGCAGGTGTTGATGGCAATGCGTATCTGATTGACTTGATTCGGGGCAAGTGGGAAGCTCCAGAACTTCGCAGACGAGCTGTGACTTTCTGGCAAAAGCACAAAGCACTGAATGGCCCAGAATTGGGTGTTCTTCGTAAAATGAAAATCGAAGACAAGGCATCAGGAACTGGATTGATCCAAGACATGAAGTCAGAAGGCCTAGTGCTTGTTGAAGGTGTCGAACGGACAAAAGACAAGTACACCAGGGTGCTCGACGTGGTCGGGTACATCGAAGCTGGAAAGGTCCATCTGCCTAAAAATGCACCTTGGCTCAACGACTTCATCACCGAGTGCGAAAGTTTTACTGCAGACGATTCGCACATGCATGACGATCAAATCGATCCAATGATTGACGCGATCAACGAATTTTTAGTTGTTTCATCAACCCTTGCCATCTGGCAAAAACTTGGGAGATAATCAGTGTCAATCCTTTCAACAATTCTTAATGCGAAGCGAATCGAAATCGACGCTGTGGTTACCAAGGCTGATGGAACTATCGTCAATCATGGCACAGTTGCTTTTTACGATCGCAATCCTGTTTCTATGCTCTGCTGGAATCTCAAACAAGCTCTCTTGCGCGGCTCAAAGCGCGTATCAACTCTCTTTAAAGGACAATAATTATGGCCACATTACTTGTTAACACTGGACGCGCAATCATCACTAACCGCTTGAATTCTGGCGGAACAATTCCATCATTCGTTGCGTGGGGCACAGGCGCTGGCACAACTGGTCAAACAGATACCACGTTATTTGCTGAAGTATCTCCACGAGTAGCCGGTACAGTTACCCAACAAACTACAAACACCACAAACGATACATTTCAAGTTGTAGCCACGCAAGTAGCAGCAACACCTGAAACAATCACAAATGCTGGTTTGTTTGACGCATTGACATCAGGTAATCTGTTTGTGAAGGGTGATTTTGCAGGTATTCCTTTGCAGGCAAACGACTCGATTCAGTTCACATTCCGCGTTTCATTTAGTTAATTAGGATCGCCAAATGGCGTTAATTAACAATGATCGTGTCCGTGAAACAACGGCCGTAACTGGTACAGGTCCTGCGACGCTCTTAGGAGTTGCGTTAGGTCCTTACCAGTCTTTTAGTTCTGGTATCGGCGACGGAAATACTTGTTACTACTGCATCAGTGATCAGGGGACTGGAACAAACTGGGAAGTTGGTCTTGGTTCGTATTCTGTTTCAAGCAACGCACTTACAAGAACAACTCCACTTCGTTCATCTAACAGCAACGCGCTTGTTAACTTCTCCACAGGAATTAAAGACATCTTTGTTGTGTACCCCGCAGCTAAGGCTGTTGTGCAAGATGCAAATGGCGAAGTCACATTCAACCCATCAACAACAGCTGCAGCTTCGTTTAACATTCCACAGGGTGTTGCACCTACAGCTCCGTTAACTGGTGATATTTGGCAAGAGGCCAATGGCTACTTCTCAAAGAACACTTCTTACATCAGCCAAATAGATCTTCGTGGCAATACGCCTGGCGTACTTACAGCTCCGACAATCACAGTTGATGCTGGTGGCGCAACGTTTAGCGCAAGTTCAGTTAAAGCGTTGTTGTTTAGCCAAACAGGTTGGACTGGTGATTTAAAGACTTACACCATCCCAGCAGCTTCAGGTTTAGCACTGACTGACCAGTCGGCGAACTACCTAGTTGTTAGCTACAACAGTGGAACACCTGTTTATTCAGTTACCACAAACGTCGGAAACATTGACAACTCCGCAATTGTTGGTGCCACGCTACTTTGGCGCAATGGCACAGCAGTTCACTATCAGCCCATCAACTGGGGCTTGTCAACCGCATCAAGATTAAATCGCCGCTTAGTTCAGACAAACCGATATCAATGGGCTTCGGGCTTAGCGTTAGGTGAATCAACAGGCAACGTGATTACTGTAGGTGCTGGCGTCATTTGGTACGGTGTAAATCAGTACAATGAAACTGCGCAAACATCTGCTTCGTCAAATGCCGAATTTTGGTATCACTCAGCAGGAGCTTGGACAAGCTCAACAGTTTCAACATACAACAACACCCAATACGACAACGGCACAAATTTAGCTTCATTAGCCGCTTCTCAATACGCTGTAAACTGGGTGTATCGCTACATTGACGGATCTGGCTTACCTAAGATAGCTTATGTTTTGGGCACTGGCTCGTACAATTTAAACCAGGCAATTACTGCAAGCGTTCCAACACCACCTGCAATCTTGTCGACAATGGCAATTTTAGTTGGTCGTATCATTGTTCAAAATGGTGCTGCAACAGCAACTGAGATTGATTCTGCATTTACGCAAGTGTTTTCAGGCACAACAGTCGCAGACCACAATAGCTTGGGTGGACTTCAAGGTGGCGCAGCATCTCAGTACTACCATTTAACACTGGCCCAATACAATGAACTTGCCGGTGTTCAAACAGCAAATCAAGTATTTGCAGGGCCTTCTAGTGGCGCAGCAGCGGTTCCAGGATTTAGATCTTTAGTTCAGTCTGACTTACCTGCAGGTTTTTCTGAGTTTGCATCTGGAACAGTACTAATATTCCAGCAAACAGCAGCTCCTACAGGATGGACAAAGATAACTACAAACGATAATGCTGCTTTGCGCGTCGTTAGTGGAACTGCAGGAACTGGTGGTACGGTAGCATTTACAACAGCTTTTGCGTCTCAAGCGGTATCGGGAACAAACGCCAATACTACTGCATCTGGTACAAATGCAGTGTCTGGTAGCGTTGATGGTACAGCAATCACCACAGCTCAAATGCCATCGCATAACCACGGTATCAATGACCCTGGTCACGCCCACGGTGTTGCTGATCCAACTCACGCCCACGGACAAGGTGCTTATGGTAACTGGCCAGTAAACCCAGGTTCTTACTGGAACTTGGCAGCTCCTACAAGTACAGCAGGAGCATATACAGGTATTGGTATTTACGGCGCAGGAACTGGTATCAGCACGCAAGCTAACGGTAGCAATGCAGCTCACTCACACGGAGTATCAGGCGTAGCTGTTGCCTTTACTGGAGCAGCTCACACGCATACATTTACGGGCACAGCAATCAATCTCGCCGTAAAATATGTAGACGTAATTGCAGCATCTAAAAATTAAAGGATAAAGAAAAATGTCTGACGCTCCGTATGTTCCACCTTATATCCCACCTGTAAACCCAGCTGATATTCCTCCAGGATGCTATTTTGTGTGGAATCATGAACTACAACGATATGACTATCCACCAATACCAGCTCCAATCTCAGATCAGAACTTTCCTGAGCCTTTAGTAAATCAACCTACAACCCCATAAAATGGGTGCTCTAGAGGTACGAAAAAACGTACTAGATGCCGAATTACTAAACGAGCTGCATTTATTTACGCGGCAAGGTATGGCTCC